TAGGGTGTCAGAGTATTCTGTTAAAAAAACACTAGCAGACTTAGGAAATAGTTCTGTTCCTGTAGGATCTATATACCCGTCTTCTGGAAGTATAAATATGATTGACTATGATCTTTCTTTTCATGAAAACAATGTGTTTAATTTTGAAAAATTAAAGGGGAGCATTGTATCCAAGTATTTAGATAAAAAAATAAAGTTTCTTTTTTATGAGGGGGTATACGATGATAACAATATATACTATTACCTGCCAATTAAAACAATGTATTCTGTAGAGTCTATACAGGTAGACTCAAAGGAATCTAGTGTTTCGATTCAAACAAAGGATTTTTTTTATTTTCTAGAGGAGTCGCAAGCACCGCAATTATTGTTAACAGATGTTTCATTAAGTTATGCAATGGTCATTTTGTTAGACTTCATTGGGTTTGACAATTATGTGTTCAAAAGGTTGTCAGAAAATGAAATAATAATTCCTTATTTTTTTGTTGAACCAGGACAAAACGTCGCGGAAGTTTTAAAGAGTTTGGCAATGGCAAGCCAAACAGCGATGTTCTTTGACGAATACAATAACCTTGTCGTTATGTCAAAAGAATATCTTCTACCAGAAAAGGGGCAGCGAGACGTAAACATTTCTTTGCGAGGTTCGGAAGAAGCCCTTATGGATAGCGGAGAAAGTTATCAAATTACTGGATATATTTATGATCAAGAAGAACTTGCTGACGAAGAGTACGGAGCATATGTAAAGCACCCCGAGAGGTCTGTATGGGTTTACGATCAACAATCTTCTTCCTGGGTAAACGCAGGTATTGCTCAAAAAATATATCAGCCAAACATTGTCTCCTTTTCTTCTATAGATAAAAAGGTTTTTAATAATGGGAGAATAGATTACACGACAAGGTACATTCAAAGATCTGTGGGTTCTACAGAGTCTGCGCTCAATACAGATGAATACAAAAACTATGTATATAAACCCGTACTACTGTGGGAAGCATCAGGCAATCCCAACAGACAAACAATCAACGAACTCTCTTCCAATTCTGGAGCATACGTCCTGGGAGCAGTCCCCCTTAATTCCGATCTAACGGAAGAGGCTCCGTACTCTGACAACAATGTTATCTTCAATAATATTATAGATTTTGGAGAAAACGTATACTGGATGACAAAGTATCAAGGGTATTTTTATGCAAACGGAGAGGTCATCCGATATGATGCAATGGAATACTCTATTTCTGGGGTTCCCGCTCCAGTGTGGATCTCTAATAATGAGCAGTACCAGTCATACTTTTCCTCTCTAAGATTTAATGGAAAAATGTATCCTACAGGAAGAGTAAGAATATATACAAATCCAGAGTTTGATATGGTGAGTGGCCAGTTACTGATTAAAGACGCTCAACCAATTAAAGAAAATGGTCGGTCTCAGTTTGGAACACAAATTACAAAACACAGTGCTGGCTTTGGTCCCGACGCTCACTGGAATAACGTAGAAAATATTTATGGCTGTGTTCAAGAAGCGTCTTCTTATTTATTTAATCTTAGTGAAATCATTAATTATCCAACCCCATTGCTAGAGCAAGAATGTGGGAAAGAAACATTGATTGGATCTTCCTACATCAACTCAGACTTGCTTGCAAGAGAGTCCTCTGTATCTTCTATTATTAAAAACTTCTTAACCAATAGAAACGTGACTGAAAACGAAGAATCTTATAAAAAAACAACTAAGCCAGGAAGCGTTCAGGCATCAGCCCTTGTTGTTAATGGACCAGAAGTTCCACAGGTTTTGGCACCCGCAAACTTTATTTCATACATATACAGGGATTTTTTAAATGAGGACGGGTCATCAACCCCATACAAGCATTATGGTACAAGGATGAGGATCGTAGGGAAGGTGGAGTATGGAACAAATAAGTCTCAGACTCCTATAGGAAGGTTCCCCGTTTACAACGGAGGGGTCGATGAAGACAACGAGGCTCCGTCAAGTTCTGTAAATGAAAATGATCAGGAAATCATTATTCATGGTGGGTCGGGTGGAATTGCATTCAATGTAGATAAGAGTAAAAACACGGGGTACTATTTTGAAATAGTTGCTCTTACGGCAGATAACATTGAGCAATACGCAAACACCAACACCTCTACTCAAATATCCAGCAACATTGTTTTGTCTACTCCCGCTACGGCCTCTGGAACAGAAGTTACTGTGTGGTTGGAGAATGAAACAGACGTTGAAGTGGGCCAATCAGTGGTCATCTCAGGTCTTTCTGATGTTGCTTCAGGAAATCCAGAAGACCTCAGCACTCCGATGAATGGAGAGTATTTGATTAAAAGCGTAGGGGATAACAGAAAAACCTTGGTTTACGGCATCGGCACCACCCTCAACACCACCTCTCAAAACGCTGGGAAGATGACCTTTAATGAGGGGAGGAGTAACGGCATAGCGAATGTTATTTTTTATAAAACAGTTGCTGACGAAGAGGGAAGAGCAATACCCTATAGGCTGTGGAGTGGACTGTCTCTAATCAATGTAGACAGTGGAGATTTCTATGGACAATCAAGGCTTTTGGGTGAAGAGAACACCACTGTGTACGATCTGGCGGCAGAATATATAAACGTGGGGTCTTCTAGAAGATTTTTTCTATATATAAATAATAAGCAGGTAGCCGTTGTTGACGACCCTCGCCCTCTGCAAGAACGCAACTCATTGGCACTTTTTGTTCGTGGCGGGTCCAAGTGTATGTTTGATAACGTTTACGCACTTTCTAACAATTATTCTCAAAACTCTAACTTCTCTATTCAAGATGGAATTTCTCAAGCGTTCGGAGACAATGAGGTAACTGCCTCCGAATCTCTTAGAAAGTATTCTATTAGCGGGCTAGTTCAAGAAACCTACTTATCTGGCATTAGTAGTTTAGAGGGGCCAAAGTCAAAAATATATTTTGAAGAATTTGGTACTATATTTAGAGAAGCAGCCTACTTTAATGTTTTGTATGATAGGGCCTATCCCGCCCTATATGCAAAATTAATGAAGCCAATCAACAATATTAAGGGGTATACAACATCTGGTTTTTATGCTTGGTCGTATGGTGCTGAATTTTTAATATTTAATGCTACGGATTTTGCTTTGGCACTAGACGACACCAGCGGAAGTTTTTTGAGAATATTTGGAACAGCCTTTACGCAAAATACAACCTACTCATTGACGGTAGACGATCTATATAAAAAAAGATCAAACCTAATTGACTCTGCCTTAGGAAAACCAGATATCTTATTTAATCCATTAACTGTGCAACAGGAGTACAATAGAATAAAGAGCAGCAGAGACAGGTACGGAAACAATGAGATTTCTATTCAAAGCCCATATATTCAAACATCTGACGCTGCGGAAAATATTTTTGGATGGGTAATCGATAAAGTCTCAAAGCCAAGAAAAATGATCGGCCTAGAAGTTCTTGGAACAGAAAATGTACAATTGGGAGATCTTGTTAATGTAAGATACTTGAACAAAGAAGGCGTGGATATTGTGTCAAAAAATGATGTCGATTATGTTGTTTATCAAATAGATTTTTCTAGAAAAAACAATGGGCCAGAAACAATAATATATTTGGCGGAAGTTTAGCATGGAACTTTCAATCCCACCCTTTCCCGTCCCAGTGACTCTGATAGATGATCGATACACCCAAGAAGATCCTTCCAGGGGAATAAAGCAGGCAAGTCCAGACATAGTTATTTTTGATGAAAGTGAAATTGATCCAGGATACATTACTCAATCATTTTTTGATGAATTCGGTGGAACAGAATTGATAAAAATATCCCGATCAGATATAATTAATGGAAACCAAGTCTCATACAATCCAATAATAAATCTTGGAACAATTAGACAAAGGTTTAATTCCAAAAATATTATTAATATTGGACCATTGCAAGAAAATGTTACAAGGTATGGGATCAATCTATTTGGTAGAGGTGTTGAGGAGCCGCACTTTGATGAATCAGGAAACTTGGTTGTGGAAATAGATGTAATAAGACAAGACGAGTCAATTGAGGTTCAGGTGGCCTCTGCTGGTACAATTAGTAGGGTTGAGGAATAATGATTACAGACAATGGAAAAGAGTTAATCGGTAAATTTTTATTGGGGCAGGCCCCAGAATACGCTACGCACATTTCAATAGGATGCGGAGCCGTTCCACTTGACAACAACGATACTGTGCCGACTGACTTAAATGAAAAACAAACTATGGATTTTGAAATGACTCGTGTTCCACTAACGTCAAAGGGTTTTGTTGATGAGGAGGGGCAAAGCAAACTTTCCTTTACCGCAGAACTTCCTACAGAAAGCAGATATGACATTACTGAGGTAGGGCTGTGGTCTGCTGGGGCGAATAATCTTGCGCCAGTTTCTGATAGCAAAGCATTTTTTAATTTTTCAGAACCATGGCAAAAGCACGGCGTGACTATTGAAAATATTCCATTTTTAGAAAATATTGGTGTGGACGGTGACATAGACACCACAGAAACAGTTTTTTCATTAAACTCAAGCAATATTGTCCTAAGAAACTCATCAAGATCATCTAGAAAAGAGGGGCCTAGATATCTAGATAGAAAAATAATGATGCGCGGCGACACTTCGGAAATTACTGGGTCAGCAGGGCAGTGGGAGCCTTCCGCAATATCTCCCGCCACAAGTCCCACACACATTCACCTTAATGCCATTAACTTCAACGTCGGATCGAATAGCCCTTCAGACAAACTAAAACTTGCCTTTTCTCTTATAGATTTAACGGCACTTGGAATTGCTGGACTACCTGATAGGGTTAAGATTCTTGTTGAATTTTTTAGAAATGAGGTAACCACAACTAGAGGTTTTGCAAAAGCAGAGATAGAGGTTTTGGGATCAGAGTTTGATGGAAACCGTTACCATGTTGCAGAGTTTTCAATTTCTGATCTTATCACCTCTCAAGACTTTAGTTCTGTTGAAATTAGAATTGCTAGAATATTTGTGACTGTTTTTAAAGATTATGGTAGCGGAGAAGAGCCTTCCAGTGACTTTTATGTCTGCCTTGATGGTTTTAGAATAGACAACATCAGTACAGAAAATCCTCTGTACAAAATGGTGGGGTATTCAATTATAAAAGACGATGGACTCCCTATTACAAAATTTCAAAATACAAACAATTACATTGAATTTAGAGTGTCCTTGGGAATAGAATAATGGCAAAAATAATAATTCCTAGAGACAATCTTGCCGATGAAGATATTTATACAGAGCAGTTTCAAGTAAGATTCAGAGTTGTTTCAGACAACCAAAACTCCTTTTCCTACTGGTCACCTATTTATTCAATAGATCAGGAGAACATATTTTTTCAAGGATCTAGGCAAATAAGTGGAAATGTTTCGTTAACAAAAAGTTCGGGAACTCCAAATAGTGTCGTTGCTGTTTGGGATAGTGTATCTATATACAAAATAATTTCTGATTATATT